CATACATTTTAAAAAACCTAATCCGTCTGATCCTGTATTAGGCATAGGAGACATAGAAGCATCTGAAGTATTATTTCAAGACTTCTTAAATCAAGGTAAGATAAGAACAAAAGGATTAGAAAGGGGGAATATACCCGCAGGCGTTTTAGTTAGAGAAGAATATGAAGGGGATGAAGCAGAATGGGAAAGAGCTAAATCAGCATGGGAAAGAAAATATATAGGAAAAACAAGAGGCTCAGGAGGAATTGCGTGGCTTACAGGAAAGTGGAACTTTCTAAAAATAGGAACGACGCCACAAGAGCAGGAATCTATTGAGTTTGAAAAGAAAACAGAAAGAGAAATATTCTTAGCACATGGAGTGCCTGCTAGTATTGCAGGATTTGAAAACGCAACTAATTATGCAACAGCAAGACAAGATTATATAAATTTTACAAGATTTACTTGCTTGCCACTAGTTCAATTAATATTTGCAAGAATTAATGATCCTGACGAATGGATTAAAACAAAAAATGAAAATCTAGAAGTAGAGTTTCAAATAGATGGATTGTTAGATGTAGAGCAATTGGTAAAAGATTATAAACCTTTAGTGGATTGCGGAGCAATGTCTTTAAATGAATTAAGAGTAAGATGCGGACTAAAAGCAACAAACAATCCCGACCATGATAATTTTTATTCTAATTCCTCTGTAGTTACTTTAGAAAACATATCAACAGAAGGAATAGAACCTATTGAAAGCATACCACAGCAATCAGAAGTCAAGCCTGTAGAAAGCAAGCCTGTAGTTGAGGAAGAAGAAATTATAGATGAAGACGAGCAAGAAGAAAAAGCACTTTATGAAGTGTATGGCGAGAAAGTAGAATCTGTTCCGTCTTATGTAAGTGCAAATGCTAGAAGAGGATTAGAACTTAGAGGAAAATACGGAGGAAGTGGCTTAACTCCAAAGACGATTAGAGAAGCAAGATTAATGGGAAGAGGTGAAATTAGTGACTCTAAGGTTATTAGAATGAGTGCTTGGTTTTTAAGGCATGAGTCAGATTTAGCAAGTCCAAGAGCAAACGAATATTTAAATGGAGAAACTGACAGACCTACAGCAGGTCAAGTGGCTTGGTTGCTATGGGGAGGAGACTTAGGGAAGTCAAATAGAATGCGTGCGCAAAAATGGGCAGAACGACAAGCGAATAGAATAAGAGAAAGCGGAAGCAAAATAGTAGAAGTAAAATCTATAAAATCAAGATCGTGGAAGTTCAATGAAGAGGTATACAATAAAAATGTGTCAAAAAATGCAAAAAGAGCTTTAGCATATTTAGATTCACATAAGCCTAATTGGGACGACTCAAAAGTATTTAAAGGAGCATATTCATATCCTGAGTTACGTGGAATAGCGAGTGTGTTAGCTAGGAAAGTAAATGTTAGCTACAAAAGTATGTGCAAAATCGCAAATGCAAATAGAATAGGCGAGAGAGAACTGCAAAAAATAGAAGACGATACATATGAAAATGTAGATGCACTAATATTAGATTTACTAGGAGGATTAACATTTATAAGATGGGCAAGTGAAGAAGTTGGCGACTAAGTTATACAATCCATCAAAAGGATGGAACGAAGAAACTTATGAAAAGCATGGAAAGACTTTAATAGCTAATTTTTTAAGAATACAAAAAAATCACAGAACGAACGGAAAACTTAAATTAAAAAAGTTTCTAGCCAATTTGTTTAAATTTCAAATTGAGGAAGTAATAAAATATGCAGAAAAGCAAACACTCTTTAAAGCATATAAATCATCTGATCCTTGGTCTACATCAATAACTAGAGTTTTTTCACTAGGTGACTTTTCTGTGGCAGGAAATATGCAGGCGATTCAATCAACTGCAATTAATGGAGTGTATGAAGATGCCAAAAAATTATTAGGCGAAGAGATAACACAAAGATCAAGATTTCAAAATAAAGACAGATCGTATAGAATCGCTAGTAAGGTAACAAAAATAAACAACACGACTAGAAAGTTGCTCAAGTCAGAAATATTAAAATCTTTAAAAGATGGATTAAGCGTTTCTGAAACGTCAAAGAAACTAAGAGATTTAATTCCTCAAATGAATCGCAGAATCCCAACAATAGTGCGCACAGAAATGAGTAGAGCGACTGATGAAGGTGTAAAGCAAGCAATGAAAGAATCAAAAGTAATTACACATTGCTCAGTAATGGGATGCGAGAAAGAAGAGCCATTATTTACATACAATGGTCAAAGTACTTGCAATGTTGAAAATGTACCAATTGGGGAAGTTGATGGAGTAGAATTTCATATAAACCACACAGGTGCATGGGTGCCGAGTAAATTTAAAACACAAAAGCAAATAGCAAGAGAAGCTCGAATAAGCGCAGAAAGAGAAGCACAGCAAGACCCAACAGCATTTCCGTCAAAGCCTAGAAGAAACTCAAGAGATAGTAGAGATGCACACACAAGAAATGGAATCTTTAATAAATCAAGAACTGAAGAGCATAAAAAAATAAAAAATTTAATTACAGGCAATCAAACAGAAACATCATGGAAAGGTGAAAAATCTATTAGTCTTTTAGGGGGTGGCTTTCTTTTGGGTGATTCATTAAGAAATAAAAAAGAATTTAAAAACAATAATCCAAGAGGAAGAGTATCAGAATCTGTTTATATAAATCCTGAATATATTCTTGAAGAATTACCTGAATATAAGCCTATGCAGAAAGCAAGTAGAATGGGATCACTAGAACAGAACAATGCATATCTACAGAAAGAAACAAGTTACATTATAAATGATCTAATAAATGAAATAACAATAATTGGACTAACTGCTATTATTGAGGGAATCCATGCAGGGAGCAGAGAAAACTATGATAGGTTTTATGATAATTTAAAAGAGCAAGGACATAAGCTCGAAGGTCATTTTATTGCAAGTAATCTAGGATATGCTTTAAATAAAAATACAAACTATGCTGTTAGGTTGGGGAGGGAAGTACCAAAATATTTTATTGAAAGAAGCATCGAATGCACTTCTGAAATCTTAACAAAGGTGCAAAAAGGAGTATTTAATAAATTTTATTTATATGATGACAATAAAACTATATTTAAATTTGAAGACAATAGAAGCGAAATATTAGATCATGTAAAATTTCAAGACTTTGTATTTAATTCAAGATATTATACATATTTAGCTTTAGAAGGAAACGATTTACCATTTCTTAAAAACAAACACATTACAAAAGATATAACTGATATAGATCAAAAAGACACAACAGAAGAGCCTGACGCAAAAGATTTACAAATCATGTCAGTTGAAATTATTACAGGAGTAGACAAAGATGATAGTCAGTTACAGCCGTTTAACGAAGAGTATAAATTGGCGTGGAAAAAACTAGAGACTCAAATAGCTGAAATTGAATATGTGGGAAACAAGTTGACATTTGATAGATTTATAGAATCATAGCAGTTGACAAACTTCTTTAGACTGATACAAACAAATTAACGAACTGAGAAATCAGATCGTAAAAGCCATCTATATTCATGGGATCGAAAATAGGTGGCTTTTTTTTGCTTGATGCAAATTGAAAAAGGGAAATATGTTTTAAAATAAAATTAACCCTTAGATGCAAATTAAGCTCTTTTACTAAGCTATGAAAATATTACAAGTCTCATTTGATTATAAAAATCCTTCTTTAAGTCGTTCTAAATTTAGAATGTTGCCATTTACTTATGTGCAAAGTTTAAAGAAAACATATTCGTTTTTATGGAATGCAGGTATTTCTGAACTTGCAGATGATGCATTTGAAGTTTGGTCGCAACACGAAAAAGGTGAAAATGTAGATTTTAATAAATGGATTAAGCAAAGAGAAAAATACGGAGAGCTACACATAAATGATGTAAATCATTTGTTACGCGAAAAAATAACACCAAGAAACTCAGGAACATTTATTTCTTTGCTTAAATGGGGAATTATACCAAATTTTGGAATACAAAAAACAAAATCACTAATTGCTGATTTAATTGATAGTGATTGGACAATGGGAAAAGTTAAATTTGAAAAAACTTTTAACGATTATCCAAGTACAGCAGTTGAGAATGCAAAGAGGGCTTTAGCTCAATTAGACACAAAAGTAGGCAAACGTGTAAACAATGTTTTTGCATCTCATGTAGCAAGAAAACTTTCACAAGGATACAAGTTTACATTTAATGAAATTCAAAAAATTGCTTCGTTTATTGTTCACAAAAAAATAGCAAACAAGTCGTATGACGATGACGCTAGTGCTATTGTTTGGGATTGCTTAGGTGGCACAAACGGAATAATGTGGGCAAAAAGAAGAGCAGATAGCTTTAAGAAAATGCCTGAGCTTGTAGAAATAGAAGGCTACAAAAAAGCAGATTGCTTAAGTAATGAAACCTGTAATTCCTGCTTGTTTGCCAAAAAAGGATGGTGTGAACAAAATAATGCACCAATCATAGGTGATTATGTATGCAAAGATTGGCAAGACAATGAGGATAAAGATAATTCTACACTAATTGGCTTAGATAGTGATGCTAGAAAACGAAGAAAGCAATTAGAGGAAAGAGCTATTAATTTTAATAGAGCCACTAGTGCAAAAGCTAATAACTTAATAGCGTCTAAGAGAATAGGAAAAGAAGACGGATATGAAAAAAGCGAATACATACAAAATTACGGATGGGATGAATTTGCTAAGTGGTTTGTAGGACAAAACACAGAATATTCTAAACGCTCATATAATAGGTATGTTTATCCAATTACTGACAATTTTGTTACACTTTCTCAGTCAGCGATCAAGGCGTCTAAGACAAAAGCAGGACTTCGAGGACATAGACAAGTTTTAGAAGAGTTGATCAGAATAGAAAGTCAAGTAAAGCACATTCTAAGAGTAGAAGAAACAGATGACTCATATATTGTTGAATTTGGAAAAACTGAAAATCAAATTCAAGAAAGCGAAGAAGAAAGATCAGTAACAGAAAAAGAAGAAAAATCTTTTAGATTTGCGAACAAAAGGAAGCCAACCTTTAAAGTAATTAAAGATGAAAATGGGGCAGTCGTAGATTATCAAGATGTACGTATTGCAGGCTATGGTTCTACGAATGAGGAGATAACAAAAGCAGATAGAGGTGGCGACTATTTACGCAAAGGTGCTTTCAAGAAAACTATTAAAAAGTTTATGAACAATCCTGTAATGTTAGCGGATCATGCAAATTCCACAAAAACAATAGTCGGAAAATACACTCATGTAGAAGAAGATGAAAAAGGATTATACATTGAGGGAGAGTTAAGCAATTCACCTGAGCAAAAAAATATAAGATTTCAAGTAGCAGAGGGTAATCTACAAACTATGAGCATTGGAGGTATCTTCAAATACGAAGAAGATGGCAAAGCAATTGAAGAAGTGGACTTAATGGAGATTTCATTAGTAGCAATTCCAATGAATCCTGATGCAAGATTTATTGTAAAAGAAGCAAGCGAAGAAAATATTGAAAAAATTTAAATTAAAGAAATTTAAAATATTTTTTTAAAAACTCTTGACGCACAAAAATACTCCGTGAGAAGTTTACGGAAGATTACTTAATTTTAACAACTAAATATCAGACATGACAAAAGCACAAAAACAAAGGTTCTTAGAACTTAAATCACTCGGCGTTGACATGAATGAGTCACAGCAAGAAGAATTTGACAAGTTGGCTGAAATCGCTGTCAAAGCAGGTCTTGATCTTGAGACTCTTCAAGAAGTTGATCAAAGCTCACTTACTGAGGCAGAACTTTCCCAAGTTATCAAGGGATGCGTTCAAGACGAACTTTTTGGAATGAGCGAACAAATTCAAGACAGACTTGAAAATTCTGCAACTAAAGAAGATTTAGAAAGAGCAGTTAAGAAATATGCTTCTGAAAAAATTAACGAAGATGAGTTAGTTGCTAAAATTACAAAATCACTCCCTAAAGGTGAGTCTCTTAATAAAGAAGACTTAGCTGAAGCGTTTAAGTCAGCAATTGGCGCACTACCTCTTCCTTCTAACCACGAGTATCCTGTACAAAAGGAAGAAAAAATGACAATTGAAGTACCTTTCGGCAATTCTAAAGGAAACTTAACAGTGGCTTCCAAGCAACTTTTGAATGTTATTCAAGAAAAACATATCAATGATGGAATCTCTGAATCTCAACTTGCAACTGCAAAAGCAAATGCACACAAAGTCAAAAGTCTTCAGACTACAAGAACATCAAGTTCAGGAGTTGATGCAGGTGGATTTGTAGTTAACACAGACATTTCCACACAACTTGAGGAAGCAATTTATCTTGAGTCAGCAGTAGCAAATGCATTTCGCGCACAAGAAATTCAAATGCCTACTCAAAACTTTGAGATTCCTTTAGTTACAACTCGTCCAAGTTTTACATTAACAGCAGAAGGGGTTTCAGCAACAGAAAGTAATCCTACGCTTGCTAATAGAACATTGAACTCTAAGAAGTTTACAGGATTGTCAACTTACTCATATGAGTTAGACGATGATGCAATTATTGCTATTCTTCCAATGCTTCAAGATCAGTTGGCTAAAGGCGCGGCAGATGCTTTAGAGAAAGCTATTATTTCCTCACAGCTTCTAGATGGTAGCGGTACATCTGTTGCAAACATCTTTGACATGGGTCTTCAAGGATCAGCACAAGGTTCATCCAAACAAGAAGATGTTGGAAGTGCTGTATTTTCAGGAGTTACTGATCACATTGCAAATGCTCGTGGTAAAATGGGAGTTGCAGGTATTAAGGCAAGTGAGTTGCTTCTCATCTTGACATCGAAAGCATATGGTGAGTTCTTGGGTGACAGCAGTCTTACAACATTTGACAAGATTGGCGATCAAGCAACCTTAATTACAGGTTCAGTAGGACAAGTTTACGGAGTTAATGTATTGGTTTCTGACCAATTCCATTCGCTTAATCCTACTTATACTGCTACAGGAGCTTTTGATTCATCCACAGCCAACCTCATCCACGGACTTCTTTGCAGACCTGCTTCCTTTAAATTGGGAGTAAGAGGAGAGTTCTCCGTTGAGTTAGATCGTAACATTAAGACTCAAACCAATGAAGTCGTAGCATCTTTCAGAAGAGCTATGAACGAAATGGATAATAGCACAGCTAACGCAATTCAGTTAATAGGTGCTTAAGGAAAAATAATCCTTTACAAATAAGTCCCTCTTGGTTATTCCTTGAGGGACTTTTTTATTATGAGAATTTGCGAAATAAATGACACACATATTAAACTAAACACAAGAATGTGGTGTAGGCAGGGGAAGCCTAAAGTAGTAGGATGTGAAAATTTATTGATTCACGAACCTTTTGAAGGAGTTGATTGGACACAAGAGACAAGGCAAGTTCTAGTAAAATTATCAAGAAGTAAAGGATTACTAAAGCGAGTTTGCGACTACATACGAAAGAAAACAAAAGAAAAAAAGTATGAGTACGACATTGAGGAGCATATACCTGAAAACAAAGCATGGGATGTAATGGATTATGCTTTTTGCTGTGGTTGGACTAAAGAATTAGAGCCTATACAAGAAAAGGTTGAAGAAATACGAGAAGAGGAAGATTTCAGCAAAGAACTTGACGCAAAACAAAATAAGGAAGTATTATTAGAAGATAATACTGAGGAAGAACCTATAAATTTAAAAAATTTAAAATTTAATCAAAATGGACAAGCAGGAATTAAGGAAGAAGATAAGCAAGTCGAGCAAGTCGAAAGAGGAGAAGCAGAAGTTGTTCAAGATGTTGGACACAGCACAAGTGAAAAAAGTGAAGGAAGCTCTGAACTTGATCCCCAAAGAACAACCAAAAGAAAAAGAAAAAAAAGAAGAAGCTAAACCTTTTAATCCACAAGGAAACAAAAAGGCAGAAGTTCCACAAGGAAAGTGAGGGCTAAGTGCCTGACCTTGCATATGGTGATTTAATTCGTGATACGAGAAGCAATAATGCTTCTCAGACAAATGCACTTGCTTTAATTCCTGTAGCAACAGACTACAATTCAGTAAAATTAAACAAGCCTTACTGCACAATTGAAGATTTAAAGGCATACATAGCGAACTCAGAATATGATGATGGCTTTTATGCACAAGCAATTAATCAAGCAAGTCGAATGGTTGAGAAAATTGCAGGAAGAACATTTTGGTATGTAGATTTTAGATTTAAAGACTATGTACCAAATAAATCAGATATTACAGAAGATAGAATATACTTTCCGTTTCCTATAAGAGCAATATCAAGCATACAAGTTGATAGCTCTAATTTAGATGCAAGTGACTACTATTATGTATCTGTAACAGATTATGATGATCCAAGAAATTGGTACATTGAAGTAGTATCAAAAGAGTCTTTTGAATTAGCAGTTGAGGATATTAGATTTATAAAGGATGAAATTACTAGCAATATAAAAGTAAAAGGAACATTTGGCTATCAAGTAGAATCTAATACAAAAATTCCCACAGACTACAATTTTCCACCTGATGTAAGACGAGCGACTACAATGATTGCAGGAACATTGACAGGTAAATTTATGAAGCAAAGCGTAGATTTAGATGGGAATAGAGAAAATATTTTAGAGACGATGATACCAATGGATGCGGTAAAGCTATTAAAAAAATCTAAACGAATTATCATGTGAACGCATCAAATGCGTCTAAGATAGCAAAAGAACTGCAAATTGTAGCTAGAACGCTTAGTAAGCGTTTAAAAATGGGTTTTAAGAAAGTATCTACCCATGCATATAAAAAACTTATCCAAGAGACTCCTAAAGGTTACACAGGACAAACTAGGAGATCGTGGAAACTTAGGAATAAATCGACTTCTAGCTATATATCTTTTAATATAGGTAATAGCTCAAAGATAATGAAGTATTTAGAAGATGGCACAAAAGCACATGGCCCTCGAACTGCAAAATATTTATTTATACCACTTGATAGGAAAACAGCACTAAGAGGATTATCAAAATCTAGCAAATTCGGAAAAAACTATGTCTTAACAAGAAAGGTAAAAGGAATAAAAGCGTTAAATATAGTAAAAAAACGAACAAGAATTGTAGAAAGACAATCTATGAGAACATTAAACAATATATTAAAAACAATATGACATACTCGCACGAACTAGTTAATCCTCCTTTAACTTACCCAAGTAGATTGGTAAAGCCTGTCGATGTAATGCATCATAGATTAAAAAGGGAGTCAGTAGAAGATGGCATTTTGTCAGGTCTAAATGTCTTGCAAAGTCCATTAATAAGAGTTGAAGGCGTTGATCAACTTCCAAATGTTTGTATGGTAGATTATTCAGATCAAGAAGAACCTTGGGCAGGTGCAAAGACAAACGAAAAAATGTCTTCTAATAATGTACAGACAGAATCAACAGCATCGTTTTTGCTGTCTTTTGAAAGAGAAAACGGAAATTACTCAATACCTTTAAATTCAAAACCTTGGGGAATGTTAAATTGGGTAGAAAGATTTAAAGATACGCTAGAAACAGGTGATGATGGACAAGTGGATGCCACTTTAGAAATGTCATGTATGAAACCTTTATATTGTCATGTTAGAGAGTCAGAAGTAATGGATTTAGCTTGGAGTGTGTTAATAGATGTAGAATTTTTTCCCTTCCCAATACAACGAGGAACTCGAAGATTTGGATGGAAAATAGAAGATTCAGATAAAGATAGTTTAAAAATTCCAACCTAATGCTTGACGCAATTAAAAAACTCAAAGTAATTTAAATTTATTTAACTCAACACAATAAAAATTATGGCTAATCAAGCAATAGGACTTACGCACGTTTTACCGAATGCAGAGTTTGCAACTCCTTCAGGAGGTTCTTTATCAACTACTAACACTACTGAATGTGTAATTATTCCAATTAGTGATTTAGGTATAACAGCATCTTCAGGAGGATCGTCATATAGTATTACATACACAGGTGCAGATGGAACTGACACCACTTATACAGGTAATGCTGACTTATTTCTTCAGAAACTTATAGATGCGTGGTATACAAAATTTAAAGCTATATCTGACGATTATACAACAGATCAAGCAAAAGCAACAGCGGATCAACAAGATACTGATCCTCCACCTAGCGCTTGTACATCAACAGGTTTTACAAGTTACACAACTAGTGGAAACACAGGGAATAAACTTAGAAATCAAATCACTATCAACTTTCTTTACGAAGAGCCATCAGTTGCCTTGGTAGATGACGGAGACGTTTAATTTAAAAAAAGGAGATTTAAAAAATGGCTACAGATAACGGAAATAGTATTAAATTTGCAGGAGGCGCAGCTTCCGATTTTAATAAAACAGCATGGGGTATTGATGCTAATCAAGCAGGATTTTCTGCTACACAAAGCATATCCATAACTCAAAGTATGTCCACCGTGGAAGCAAAGAATAACCAAGGTGAGGTTATTGGTGTGCTTGTTTACGATAAACGTGCTGAATTAACAATTGAAGGCATTGCAAATCAACTTGGAGATTTAGATGTTAATCAAATTGGTGAAAGTTTAAGTGGCTTAAACGGAACAGATGGTTCAGGTTTAGACTCAGACTTAAATAGTGCAACAATTATGATTACAGAAATTGGTGTTGAGCTTTCCAATGAAGATTGGAAGCGTTTTAGCTTAAAAGGACAAATGTACGAATTGGTTACAGAAACTGCTTCCTAGTATATTTTTCTCCTTCAGGTTTTAGCCTGAAGTTATTTTTTTATGAAGACTACAAAAGCGAACATTCGCATATTTCAAACTAGCGACACTAAATTAGCGTCGTTTTTAATAACGTCAGGACATCTTCCAATGTCTCCACCTCTTATAAAGAGGGAAGAAAAAGGTAAGACAAAAGGATTTTGGCGATTTAATAACTTTGAAGAGTTAAACCAATATGGCAAAACTCTAGATCAAAGTTTAGGCGTATGGAAAAAAGGCATAAAACACATAGAGGAAAATCCTAAAGATTATGAATCTAAGATTATGCAAGCACTTAAAACATACGACTATTTAACATCTCAGTTTAATCGTGACGATTTAGGTAATACATTAGTATTTTATACGATAGATGGAAATACATTCTCTGCTGTTAAGGGAAGCAAGAAAGACGAGTTATTAAAAAAGAAAATAAAATAAATGACAAAGACAAAGACAAAGGTAAAAAAAGAAAAAGACGATGATGAAAAGTTTGTAGATAGCTTGCTAACTCAATCAAAATCTCAGTCCGTAATACATGGCATAAACTTAAGAGCGCCAACATTAGCTACTTTAGCAATCTTAACAAGAGCAGATAATGCTTTAGTTACAGGAAAGAATCTTAGTGAGTCAGATGTAATGATGCACGTATTGGTTTTTCTATATGTTCACTCTGCTCCAATAGAAGAAGTTCATGGTGCTTCAATTGTGTCGCCTATTGCAGGGCAAAATTTAGCACTAGAAAGAAAGGCTTTAGAGCTAGGTGAAACATTAAAATATAAAAGTGCTAGTGATTTTATAAAATTGTACGAGGATTTGGTTAAGTGGCTGTCTGAGCATATGGATTTGCAAGTTGAGGCAATACCTGATGAAACTAACAAAGGGAAAGCTCCAAACCCAAACGAGTAAACCCACCTTATACAGCACGGATACTAACAATTGTGTCCGAAGTAACAGGTATAGAGGTGGGAAAAATTTTCTACCATATGCCAATCAGAAGCGTACACGCTTATCAGCATTGCTACATGGCATCTAATGGTGTAGACTGCAAGTACCCAAAGGGAAGAAAGGGTAAGAATACATTACAAGAATTAAACGAGTGGACTAAAGAAAATGGCTGATAAAAACTTAAACATTAACATTAGTGTAAGAACGCAAAACACTAATAAAAAGTTATCTCAGATAAATACTCAACTAAAGCAGTTGTCTAGAGGTGCTAATACAGCATCAGCGAACACAACAAAATTGGGTATAGGATTTAAGTCAGCATTTACACAGCTATCAGCATTCACAGGCGGAATGATAGCACTTAGTAGTACATTCAGAGTGTTTAGCTTTGGTGTTAGTCAGATGGTGCATTTTGAGAAGACAATGCGCCAAGTGAAAGCAGTTACTCAAGCAACAGAAGCACAATTTAAGTCCTTAAGTAATACAGCTAGGCAACTAGGTGCAACTACATCATTTTCAGCAACTGAGTCCGCAGAAGGATTAAGATTTTTAGCTATGGCAGGCTTTTCAGTAGAAGAGTCTATGCAAGCGTTACTTCCTACTTTGCAATTGGCAAAAGCAGGCAATATGGATTTAGGAAGATCGGCAGACATTGTATCGAACATTATGCGTGCAATGAATATGGAAGCATCCAAGACAGCAGAAGCAGGTGACATCTTGGCACAGGCGGCGCGTAGTTCAAACACAAGTATAGAACAACTAGGTGATGCATTTAAATATGCAGGTGGAATTGCAGGAAATTTAGGACTTACACTTGAAGAAACAACTGCTGTGTTAAGTACATTGTCAAATGCAGGTATGCAGGCATCTATGGCAGGTACAGGATTGCGTCAAGTTTTAACAAAGTTGGTAAATCCAAGTGCTAGTATGCGAGAAGTGTTCAAGTCTGTAGGCATAGAAGTTGATCAGTTAGATATTTCAGCTAACAATCTTGTACCAACGTTAAGAAAGCTACAGCAGTCAGGATTAACTACAGGTGAAATATTCTCAGCATTTGAAGCACGAGCAGGTACTGCATTTAGTGTATTAATGGGTGGCATTGACGACCTAGAAAAGTTAAGTCAAAAA